TTTAATTTGATTAGGCTGTGACGCTACAATGGCTTCACCGGGAGCAACCACAAAAAAGTCCTTGACATAGTATTTGTCGTTACACACGGTGCCAGTTAGGTTGGCACAGAAGCTGCCTGCGCGATTACTAAATGTGCTGATAACATTGTTAGAATTCACACTTCCTACAATCAGCATGCGGCCGCCTAATACCAAATTACCATTCTTATCAACTTGGGTTGCAAACGCACCCGGGAATTGAGCATAAGGAAGGCCTTGGTTGCCAGCTGCTGCTACCAACACAAGTGTCTTACTGGCATTAGCAAATGCATTTAGATCGCTAAGGCAATTTCCGTACATGCTGGCAAAGCATGGATTGGTTGCACTGGCTCGATTGTATGTGCTAGGGGCTTGATATACTCCCGGAGTAACCAGTGTCACACCCTTTTGAAAGGTGTTGTCAAATGTAGTGCCGAAGCTCATATTGGCCGCTACTGCTCGATTAGCTTCGGCCCATGTAAGAGCCGAATAAACCGCAGACATGCTGATACCAGCATCGCTATAGGCCCATGCCTTAGTGGTAGTATTGTAACGGACCCCTTCGCCAATTTGTGCCAACAGCAATTGGCTATTGTATGCTACACCGACAGTACCATTGTTATCTAATCGACCACCTACAATACTGGCCATCATCGTGCCGTGATAGCCCCAAGTAATGTCTGTGCCCGCTTGAACTTGACTGCGAATGTTATTCGTATTAGAAGCAATCTGCGTCAGGCTGGCCGGATTAAAATTCTTGGCGGCGGCCACTTGACCTTTCAAGTCCGTATGTGTCAAATCAAAACCCGAATCTAATACTGCTACGCGAACACCTTGACCAGTAAAGCCTCGTTGCCATGCAGTAAGAATACCAGTGCGATGAAATTGCAACATAACCTGCTGCTCGGTTTTGCTGGTAGATGTCTGAGCTTGCACACTTCCGGAAAATGACGAAATGGCTGCTACTGCAATGAGAGTAAGTTTGGTTTTCATATCAGTATTTAAATTAAAAGGGAGACCTAGTCTCCCTAGATTAAACAGCTTCGGCTCGCTTGAGGATAGTGGTTTCTGCAAGACGCTTCCAATTGCTAGCCGACATCTTACGCAGGTCTGCAATCTTCAGCACAGTACGCAGACTCAGTTCGCGCAGGCGATTGCGTTGTTCCCAAACATAGTTAACAATCTCATCGCTAGCGCCATCTTCGAAGTCGTAGCTGTCAAGCATACCATCACGAACGATCTGCTTGATACGCAGGAACTTGTCGCGCATAGTGTCCAAGGTCAAGTCCAAATAGTGGCAACGGCTCTCAAGTGCATCCAAGTGGTCACGCAACTTCTTAGAGCGAACATGCTCGAACTTGATGTTTGTGATAAAGATCACACTACCCTTGAAGTCGAAACGATCGGGCACACCCTCACGGCGCAACATGCTAGAGTCAGTGTTCCAAGAAATAGTACGCTTCTTAGAACTGTCAAGTGCAGCCTTAAGAATGTTCAAGGACAAGTCGTCAAGCAGAATGCTGTCGCAGTCGTCGAACACTAGCACATTGTTCTCATCGCTATACTTGTACAGCATGGCATACAAACCAATCGCTGACATAGCACCCTTGACAACTTCAAAACGGTTGCGGCGTTGAGCCATCTTGTCAAACAAAGCGGCTTGCTCAAGCACCTTCTCAACACCAAAGCTCTTACCAACGCCGGGAGGGCCGCTAACGATCATAGCACGAACAGCGCCAGTCGTAGTACCTTCCGTCATTTGATCGAGAATGTCGAAACGCTCACGGATGCGCTCAATGGCAGCATCTTCAGTTTCGGTATACACTTCGGGTTCAGCGGGCTTAACAATGCTGAACACACTTCCGTCATCCTTGCCGGCCTTGCGGCGCTGGCTGTCCGACATGTCGGCTACACTAGTACCACTCACAGTAATATCGTCCCTTGTCTTAATCTTAATCTTAACTTCGTCGGGAAAGCCCGGGAAGAAGCCATCGTTGGCAACCTTAATAAAGAAACCGCCCTTGGCACTTTGCTTAACATCGCTAATAAGACGGAAGGATTGACCCTTGATCTTAGTGTTACGATATTCGCCGCGCAGTACAGTAACTTGAGCCATTTGTGAAACTCCTGTTTCGTTTACGATTTATCTATTATAAAGGAATAGCCAATTTGTGTCAATAAACTTGACAACTCGTTAGCCGCGGATTTCGAGGAAGGTATAAACCCTAAAGCCGTTACGGGCAATTTCACGGGCGTCCTTCATTGCCACACTCTTTGCCCGAGCTACTGTCTTGTAGTAACGGCCGCGTTCGGCCCACAAAACAGCAGTCGGGGTCTTAATAAGAGTAACGGTTTGCTTTACCATACTCGTAGTATAGCATCAATCCGAATATGTTCCAATCAAATTGGCTCGAATACACTAAATTTAACAATAGCAGAAATGTGCCTTCCTGCATTTGCAGCGCCGGCGTCTGTTGCACCGCGGGCACCAGTACCGGGATAACTAGCAGCTACGGCCTTAAAATACGCCTTGAGATCGGTGCCTGTAATTGGTTTTCCGGACAAGACAATAGCGTCGGTGGCCTTATTAAAGGCTGTCCATACGGTATTGTGCCGACGATTGAAATGACCGTTTGCTAAAGCATTAATATACGCCTGTATATTGGGTCTATAGGTTTGCTTTTGATTAAAAAGTCGATTTGCCATTTTTAAGTTTCCTTTTCGAAAGTTTTAGGCTAACAGTTACGATGGATTTCGTTTACTGTTTTTGTATTATACAATATAATAGATTTTGTGTCGATTTATTTAATAACCACTACCCGCGGGCTGTCTTCGCGATCCATAAAATGCTTGCCCTGGAGAGGGGCGGTGAAGAAGTCAGCCTTGGCTTTTTTGGACTCTTGACCGTCGAAAACTCGCTTGAGCATTTCGGCGCGGAAAAACCCATCACGCTCGTAAACACCGACAACCTTGCCGACCATATAGCAAGTGTCAATGCCATTGAAATCGAAAGACTTCACGATATCTCCAACTTTCAGCATCATCAGCTCCGTTTTGTTTACGATAGTTCTATTGTAAGGGTTTTGGTATTTTGTGTCAATTATTGTGATTGATAATCTTAGTGCGATGTATGCTGTACAAATCACTTTCATGGGAGTAATAAGCGCCCGGATACATGTAATGTAAGTTCGACAGATGCCTACTCCAACGATGGCTTGATATATTTTCTTCTAACGCACAGATATCATTGTAAAAGTTTTTTAGCGTATCATATGTCATGAAATAAAAATTATCATCACATAGATCATGTTCACTGCCCCACTTGGCCTGATAAAAAACATTTACTTTGCTGTAGTCAAATCTTTCAACATCGATTTTCTTTTTCATTAACATATCGTATCGTGTGATCAACACACAATCGTAAGTGGATGTAGAATTTAGAATTAATTCAAGTGTTTGCTTAAAGATTCGATTTCGCCGAGTAAACATGTCGTTACCAATTGGTCGCGACATATCGAGATCGAAATATCTAACTTCGTGAAATTTATAATCTTGTTCAAGCTGAGCAGTTATTGGGCTATGGTATGTTGCAGAAAAATAATCAATGACAGTATCCTTAAAACAACCAAAGATATTATCTTTGCTATTTCGATATACTTTTCTATAATCAGTTGAGATAGTCCAATTGGCCCAATGATTAAGATCGTCAACAAAATGAATACCAAAGAGACCAACAGCCAATCGCATAATTATCCCAATGTAGTATCTTCCATGCCAGCCACTCGCAGTTTAACAATATTATTAATTTGGAACTGTTTTGAATCAATAGCTTTCATTAGGCCAAGGTATTTGTTTCGAATCATGGCAAACTCATTGACAAGAAGCTGCCATTCAATTACTTCGCTGTCACCGTCTACATACTTTTCAGCATCTCGGCTGCTTAATGCTCTGTTATAGTTTTCGATAAACTTTCGAAAAACTTCACTACGCTTTTTTCGTAGTTGAATGTTAAGCCATTCTAGTATGGCTTCGACTTCTTGTAGTTGATTGAACCTGTGTTCGACTACACCTGGCATTAATCGACTATTGGCTTCTAAGTTGCCTTTAATGCTGGTTTCGATCCTGGCTGTTTGTAGCTCAGAATCATAATAGGCGATAGCATCGGGCAACCGGCTAATGTCACCCGATACTTGTCGATACCAATCAGTCATTCGTCGTCGTAGTCGTAGTTGTCTTCTTCGTAATCATCTTCCTCTTCAAGTTCAGTGACTTGATAAAGGTCCTTGATTACAGTGTCTAACACATTGTCTGTTCCCAAGAGTTCTTCACTGACACTGTCCATGTCATAGTGATTCTCTAAACTACGAAGGAACGCACTGGCAGCATCATAGCGTTCTTTTTTATCGATATAGCTTTTGACACTGGCCCATACATCTGCGATTAGATTAACTTCGTCATCATGTAGCATCCGAAACTTCCTCCTTGCTTTCGTCTGCTTTATTTACTCCGGCTGTCAAATCTCTAAGCATAATGTCTGCCATTACTTTATCCAGTAATTCGTTAGTCCAGGCCTTACGCATTGCTTTGAAGATTTCGCCATCTTTAGTTGTATAGAGATAACTATTACCTTCGCGCTTGAGCATTCCTTTTTCTTCTAGCATGTCAAACAGGCCGCTGTAAGGACTCATTCCTGTGGTATAAGGAATCTTAACATGTACTGACTCAAAAGGTTTGGCATAACGAGTTTTCATAACTTTGCAGCTGGCACGAATACCATTGACTACAGTAGTCTTGTTGCCATCCTCGTCTTCTTTTAGTTTTAGTTTTCGCATAGCAACCACAATACTACTAGCGTAAATAAAGCCTTGTCCTCCTGAAATCTTATCATCGGGATCAAACATATCTTGGCTGGCATAAGTGTGGTTAGTAGCAACTAAGCCAACATTATGACTACCAAACATATTTACGCAGTTGCGGACTAGTGCTGTCAATGCTTTGGGCTTACGACCCATGTCGCCTTTAAGGTCGCCTGCATCAAACTGATTAACATCAGTAGGAGTCAGCAACATTCCCAAGCTGTCAATTACAAATAGTACCTTGGGACGCTCTTCGTTCGGCAAAGCCTTGTAATCGCCCATAAATGTAGAAATAGTTTTTGCTACATCGTCAATCATGGCCATATTAAGTTTTAGCAACTTACTTTCGCTAGTATCTACGCCAAGTGCATGTAGCCATGCTTCGTCGAGAGCATTTTCGCTGTCAACTAGCACAACGAAGATACCCTGTTCTTGAGCATGACGCACTAGATTGCCTGAGCAGATATAGCTCTTGCCTGCACCCGATTCGCCAGCAAACACGGTGACCTTACCTAGCGGTACACCTTTGAAAAAGTCTCCGCTGATAAGATAGTTAAGTGTATAGTTACCAGTGCTGATCCAATCAGTAGGATCATTGAAACCAATACTGAGTCCATCAATGCTCTTAGTGATTTCTTTTCTAAATTTACTTACATCAAACGGCTTTACCATTTTGTTCTTCCTTTTGTTCTTGATCGTATGACATGATCATTCTTGTCAACGGCTCCATTTTTTCTTGAAAAATATCAGGGGCTGCTTGGCAAGCACCCCACATATCAAAATCAGATGGATAATGCCTTAGCAAGCTTTTTGCCATACCCCTTACCTCTTTAGGTACTCGAGAAATTTTACCCGGTATGACTAAATCTTGCAAGAATAACCGTGTCATTCTTACCGCACGATATCGTTCGTCTGGTAGTGTCATAATTTAAGCAAGGGCCGAAGCCCTTGTTATTATTGCTTACGATTACGGATCATAGCAAGAATGTCATTGACATTCTTCTTGCCTTCGGGCGCAGCGGCGCTATCAGTATCGAACGGGGGATCATCGTCTTCGGTTTCAACTACTGCGGGCTTGGCTACCGGAGCAGGGCGTGCTGCAGGAGCACTGGTCTTAACTGGAGTGTCATCATCGCCGCCGGCATTTCCGGATCCAATGTTCAAACCTGCGGGCTTGAAGTAATTACCCCAACGCTGAGGATCATATAGTTCGCCATCAACACTAGACTTGAACATGTCATAGATCACATCCACTTCTTCCTTAGTGGGCTTCTTGGGCATGAAGTCATTGAGGTTATACAGACCAAACTGCTCAATGGCTGCTCGCTCAACTTCATTGAGTGCTCGCTCACGACGAGCAAAGCTTGATGTACTGTAATCGGCGTACTGTCCCTTAGTAGTCTTAGTCAAACGGAAATCTGTACCGTTATCAAAATCAGTAAACAGACTTTCCATTTCGGGATCCATTAGCGCACTCTTAACTAGCGTAAAGATGCTGGGATTAATGATCAAT